TTCATCCGCCTCCAGCGTAATTTGAGCTGTTCTCATGACTCGTTCACGCAAACGAGCAAGCGACATTTGAAGGCTTACTGGATTATCAGTATTAAAGCCAGCATCCACGCTGTATGGAGCGTGTTTAGCTTTTCTTCTCCTAGGCACTTACTTCGTGAGCTTGATGAGTGTGCCTTGTTCTTACACCTGACACCTCAAAGGTTCTACCAAGAATTTTAAAACCATTATCCCGCCCTCTTAGCTCAATAGTATCCTGATAATAATTACCCTGTGCAAAAAGTGGAACCATTGTTTCAGTATCTAAAGAGTCCAAGACTTCTTTTACCTCCTCATCACCATCATCCACACCCGTACTGTAAGATATAAGGCTTACGGTTGCACTGAGGTCTTTTGTGAATTCTTCATCCACATAACCCTCTCTCGTGTAAGTAGTGTAATCATATCGATCTGATAAATGTAGCACATAGCTTCTTAGCATTTTTTCAGAAAACTTATCATTAAAGTCAGTTTTTCCGTATTTAATTCTAGATATATAATCCGCACCATCCCTGCGAAATGATCTATAAGGCTGAGTGTTTCCAAAAATATTTTCAACGGACGGGCCATATGAATATCTTAATATTTTAGCACCCGCAGATGTAAATTCCTTATCCTCTTCTCGAAGAAGTTCACTGTCTGTAAACATATCCGACTCATTTTCTACAACATGAGTAGACAAAATAAACCAACGAGAACTTATCTTAGGAGTAGGAAATAAATTACAAGCAGAGGTCATTGCTGCATCAATCTGCGATAGAGTATTGTAAATCATATCGTAAGCAATAACACCCCAGTCTAATTTTATTCCTGTAGAGTCATCTAGCTTGATTCCAACTGGTGCTATAACAAATATTTCCTGAGTCAGGTTATTTTCACATGACCAGCAATATTCTATTTCGTCTCTAGTAATATTTCGCCAAAACTCTGGCCCCATCATAAAAGGCTGAAAAGGTGTAGGTTCTACATTAGCTGGTGTAACAATAAAGACTCCACTAAAGCCAACAAACATTTGCCTCTGATCGTCTATTGTAATTATGGTATTTCTAAAATCAGCAACTCTTTCCCCTTTATACTTTTCCTCAAAGAAATATGCACTTTGTGTATTACCACGAGAAATAGCCAAATAACCAGTCTGTCTGTAAACAAGAAGCTTATCTGCCAGCTTTACCATTTTAAGTATTTGGGAGCCGTCTTCTGGAAAACTCAAAGCATCTGATGAATCCCGCTGCATCCCTGCATCACTAGAAAAAGTATCTGGTTCCTTTAGTAATATAAACTGAGCTGATTCACCGACATCAGGAACAGATGATGAGGTTTGGGTGTCTCCAGTAGATGTTAAGGATTCGGTATTAGGAGATGCTAAAAGAGCAAATCTTGTCTCTCCATTCGTAAGGGTAATTGAGGATATTACACCATCATAAACAGCATAATTTGGAACACTACCGCCTGATGTATTAATTGTCATCCTAATAGAATCACCTACCTGAATCGTACCAGCCTGTGTGGAGTTCGTTGAATGATAAGGATTCAAATCCCTAGTAGCACTAACTCCACCCAGCTCATAAGGCAGTTTTATTTCCGTCAAAGTATCATCGCTCATCACAGAAACCTCTGCATCATATACCTGACCAAATAAGTAAGGGCTCGCTTTAGCAATAGATATATCAGTAGCCAGCCTCCATGCTGAGTACTCTATTGTGTGAGGTGAGTTGTATGTGGGCGTAGAAAAGCTTTCAGCTTCAGGCAAACCATACGGTTGGGTCGCATTTTGCATCCAGTTATTAAAAGCACCCGCAACATTGTCCTCATCTATATAAGTAACATCACCTAACCATAATCTGCCATCGAACTCAGCAATAGTACCGCATCGAATAATACCCCTTTCCCTTATGCCATAAATAGGATAAGCACATGACCATCCGTTTCTGTAGATTAGCGGAAGATCAGCACCGTTGTTAAGAATGCAGAATCCGTCGATACTAAGCGCCTCCCATCTTCGTGGCTGAACCACATGATTTTGGCTATCTAAATATTGCAACCCTTGGGCAATAATCTCCCAGTTCTCTGTAGATTCATTTAGCCTGTAGATTTTACTACCAGAAGCAGCAATTAATACCTGCTCCTCATCTGAAAGAAACTGATACACAAGCCTGACAGGATCATTTGTCCCAAGATTGTCAATGTAGCTATCTAACTTAAGTTTCTCCCATCCTTCCCGACGAACTTCTCCGTCAGTCTCTCTTCGAAAATTTACTTTTTCTACATAGTTGGATGCTCCTGCTGTGTCCCCAGAGTTACTGCCAGCTATTAACTGACCTCCCTGTGAGGCCATTACAGAAAAGTGTCGGTATTGAGATGACTTCTTTGCCATCAGGGAACCCTTCTAACATAACCCATGCCTTGCGAAACATAACCTGTTGAGAAAAATCTAGCTTGATTGAAGATTTGTACGAGGTCTGAATCTGAAGTTTGTGAAACTTGTATATTAAAATTACTCTGGGGTGAACCTGTAAAGTCACCATCTGGGTTAAGTAACCAATATTCAGGAACAATTGAATAGTCAGTAGTTTCATATACTGCTATTAGCTTTTGTCCTCCTGATCCTGTTTGTATCCACTCCCATTGGTTTTCTACTTCATTGAAAGCAATTACCTGATCCTCGCTTGTAGTACCAATAAATAGCTCCTTGTTATAATTAGTAGAATTAGCAATGCTCACCTCTGGCAACACACCACCTTCAAATATTCCCGTTAATGTAAGACCCGCAATTGGTGAAGTTGCAAATATAGAAACTGTAGATGCCTCTACTCCACTCAAAGCCTCTGCTTCTACTGGATCAACATCATACAATGTATATGGATTTGGTGGAGTCAGGTTATTAATGGACTCCTGCAACTGATCAATCTTTGCATCTACCACCTCAAGGATTTGGTCTTTTGCTAATGCTATTCCAATTCTAAGCAGTTCATCAACATCTGGCTTATCATAAAAATCATCTAGCAATGCTCGCTCGTCTAACTTGATCTTATTGTCATTTATTAAACCAATAACTTCATTGGGTGTTGTAAATATTTCGTCTAAACCGCTTATCTCGGATGCCTGATGCTGATGCGATGCGTCAGCCTTATTTGCCAAGTCTCCTTGGGTTGCGAAATTACTAGATTCCGCTCTTGTAATGTAATCTGAGTGCACATGACTTGCATCTGCTTTTGCTGCTATTAAAGCTTCTAGTGCAGTTACTGCTGACTGCAGTGCAGACACAGTAGCTCGATCTGCTATGGAGGCATTTATTATATCATGCTCTTGAGAGTTCGCTGTGATCTGTGAGGCTAAGTCACTAACTACATCAGATACATCAGATTCGATAGCAGTATCTTTATTCTTAAGTGTTTCTATTTGATCGCTAACAGATTGAATATCACTAGCAAATGCCTGAGATAGTTGCGTATCTAAGTCCTTAACTTCGCCCAACGTAGGATGCTGACTCTTGTACGCATCGTAATCGCTTTTATGGGATTCAGCGAATGCTTTTAAATCATCAATCTGTGATGAAAGATTAGTTACGCTTGAGCCAGTAGCTAATTCTCCGCTCGCAACATCCTCATTAATATGCGCAAGACTTTCAATTAGACTATGAAAATCAGCTTCGCCAACTCTTTGGCCTTTACTAAATCTTGTTTTTAACTGAGTTCTACTATCCATCGCCTAATAAGAATCCCTCCTCGCCAAGTGTTTTTGTTGATGCAGTAGTATCAAACCCAACCTGCTCACGAATGTTAGCGAAGATTGACCTTCTTAACTGCTGATAAATTTGAAAATTATTTTGAGCCGAACTTGCATCGTCATTTACATCTCTTTGGAAATGATACTTTACATAATGATAAACAGCTAGTGCTTCATCATCTCCAAGCTTAGTCTGCTCTTCTCGTTCAGAACCTGTACACTCAAATAAAGGTTTATAAGTTTTTTCCTGAGTAAAATATATAGTCAGAGTCTCGTCTTCCTCTAGTAATGGAGCATTATAAAATTTTCCATCCTCAAAGACCATCTTGCCTTGATTCTGAGAAGATCGAGGAGAGTTGCCTCCGTCGAGTAAGCTGAACTTAGCTAGTTCATTATAAACTTTGGGGCGATAGTAAGAGGATGTCTCTTCGTTTTTTTCAGCGTCTGGTAGCCTTCGTATTACGATGTCTTTAATTCGTGCGTCTGGGAAATTAAAGTCACCGACCTCCGCCTGACCTTCGCTATGCTCTTCGAGATCGCTGCTGGTATAAGAAACAGAACCTGTATTTTCTCTTAGAAGTGGAATATATCTTTGTAAATCTCTTACCCCATTGACAATTTGCCTGTCTCTAAATCTCTCGATCCCCCTGCCCTTTCGGACACCATCGACAAGCAAAAGGTCATTTACTGCGTCGTTGAATGCTTGCCAAGTTTTCATCTTTATCAAATATATCGTCTATTAGTTTTTTTACCTTAAATTTGGTGTATAAAAATGGAGCTAAGAGAAACACAAGTCCACCTACTGCAATCATGATCATTATGTCGTAGATTCCTGAAACTAATGTATCTATCCATGTTTTCTGATTACCCTCGCTCTGTTTTATTAGGCTAACAATCTCGGTAAGCTCTTCCTCATCAAAGTTGGATCGTTTTATCTCATCATTCTTAAACAACTCACCAGCAGCACTGCCCACCATTCCGCCAGCAATACTACCACCTACACCGCCTACACTGCCTGCCCCTGCTCCCAATCCCGCACCAATGGAGGGATAAAGGGTCGCCTTATTGCAACCCGATAAAAGAATAAATAAAGCCACCAGTATCCATCTCATGAGGTATAGTAGCCAGTCACTGCACCTGAAACTCTGTACTCGTCGAGGTTATGTATGCAGTAATATTCTTTGGTTGAAGAAGGTAGCAATTCTTCCTCCCCACTTACATCACGATATACAAATAAGCTCTCTATATCCTGAGAACTAACACCGTCAGAACCCATACCCACAACAAATGAATTTTGTGCAAATATTTCATCGAGCATACCAACTCCAGTAGATGTAATTGTGTTAGTGTAAACTTGAGTCCATTCTCCAGAAAAGGCAGGCTCTTCCTTAAATAAGTTAATGGTAAACTCCGAGTTGCTGGCTGTAGCCTCAAGGTTAACTCTGTACCATCTATCTAATATAGCGTCAGGCAAAGTTTCGTCAGCTACATTACCTTTGAACAACCGAAACTCTGGCACATTTGATGAATCCAATCCTACACCTAGAGCTAATGCAGGAAGATTAGTGTCAATTGCTTGCTTGCTCGTGTAAATACCAAAAGGTTTTACAGCGAAATCAGGCTCTTCTGCATTTGTCCATCCTATTGAGTTAATCCTGAAGTAAGATTGCACCCCAAAAAAAGACTCAGTAGTTTCAACAGAATCGTAAGCCGCAGAATCTCCAGCATGGGTGATTCTTAAAACTGAGCTTTGACCATTCGGTGTGTAAGAATCTACCGCCTGTAACCTTATGGTATTAGAATCAACATTAACATCTATGCTGTGGTCGAATGTTCTTATCAACAAAGGGGTCTTCTGAGTTACCACTACAGGTGTAGCACCTGCATTTGTAATACGAAACTGCTTTGCTGTTATAGAAGGCAATTCGCCTGAATTTGTTTGCCGAAAGACACCAAATCGAGATGGACGAGTATTTACCAATAAGTGATTATCAGCTACTGCCACAAGTGGGTTTAGCTCAGTAGAGCTGATGCTTTTCTGAGTTAATCCAGTCTGCAATATTGTCTTCATTTTACTCTCTTAACGATGGCAATTGCCATGTATATCGCTGTTAGAGTTGCAGCAACACTAGCTGCTGCTAAGTGATAATCTGCAAGACCCCAAGCTGATAAAATACCAAGTAGTCCAATTGAACCGTTTGTATCCATCATTTTTCCTCCACTGTTTCTGCATCAACAGCTTCAGTTCTAATCATGTCTTTTGGATTTGCCTTTGCCTTGGCCTTACCTTTAGGCGAAGGAGACTTTGAAGAACCGCTTTTTTCCTCCTCCACATAATCCGCAAGAGGACTTCGATCCGCTTGTTGTTTTAGAGTACTGAACTTGCGAAATGTCACCGCCTCCTCCAGTACTTTTTTTTTGTACCAGTCAAAATCCTCTTCGCTTAGTTCTGTTACTCCATTTTCCTTAAGAAGAGTTTTAGCAAATTTATCCTCTACACTTGCAATACCAACCCAAGATGAGCCAACTAAAACAGGCTGATAAGAGTCAAAACCATTGTAGGGAACATTTATGTTATCAAATAATAATTTCATGATTAAAAGAAACGGGAGGCTCCGCATACGCAGTGCCTCCCGTTAGCATATGAGTGGATGTGGAAGGCTTGTTACTTAAATCAGAATGTGTGCTTAGTTCCCCCTAAGGTGAACTCAACTGCATCACTGATATTCTCAATAATTAGATGCCTGTGAGGACGATCCATCATCGTTGTCCACTTGGTGGAACGAAGATTGAAAGTTCTCTTTACAGAATCCATTCTGCATGAGTAAAGTCTGTCAACCTCTGGATGTGGTTGCGTTCTTGTCACGCTGTTTGTTCCAGCAACACCGATCTTCACATCAGACCAGTCAACGAGCCAGAGCATACGCTGTGAGTTAGCATAGTAAGTGGCATCATTGCCATCGAACACTGCATCTCCAGAACGACTTCCATCAAGAAGGTATTTATTTCCGCTACCAACATTCAACAAATCGTCAAACATTGGGTCATGGAATACTGCCAACTGAACGCCTACATCAGGAATGTCATAGACATTGTAGTTGAAGAGAACGATTCCGTTGTGCTCGATGGTTTGGTTAATGTTAGCGTTACGCTGAGTTTCCCAACCGTAGCGAAGTTTGTAGTAGCTATTGAAAGCTTCAAAAATCTTTACGGAAGTTAAACGGTCAGTCATGACATCAATAACAGAAATTGTGTCGCCATCTTGCTCACGGTTTCTCTTAAGGAAATACAAGTCGGAGAACAAGTCATCAAGATTCAATGCTCCTCCAGAATTATCCTTAACACGATTACCCTCACGAAGAAGAGCTTTAATACCAAGAGCGTTACATTTGTACTCCAATGTGCAGTTGGTGTCCTCTGGGTCAGTAACTGCAGGAAGTTGCATATAAGTCTCAGGCTTCTGAGCAGCGCTAAGAGGCTGGTTGTACCATACCGCACGATTCCATTGGTCTTGAGACACTTTTGCTGCGAGCTTATTCTGCTCTGCAAGTGGCTGATAAACCATTGAGGAGAGGTAAGGATTAACTTTACCAGACATGATCGACTCAAGGGTTTTCTTGTAGTTATCATTAACCTCACGAGACTCACGAGTTGTTTGCAACCAGTTAACAAGCAAACGAACGCTAAGGTCAGTTGGCTGATTTCTGCACCAGTGCTCATAGTCATTGATGTTATTGGCAATGGTTTGAAGAATACCAGTTGTTACTTGATACTTTTCTTTTTCAGCACTTGGTAAGCTGTTGAAGTTTCCGTCAGCAGGAACGATTGATCCTACAGGACGAAGAACAACTTTAGCCTTAGATACTGAACCTGCGTCGGCATTTCCTGCTCCACAAATAATGTACTGTACTTCACGAGTAGCTGTTCCAGTAGCATTCCAGTGATTGATAATTACATAACCACCGGGGAGGAAGTAACGCTCGATATTCTCGACTGGGGATGCCCAATCAGAACCACCAAGGTTAATTGTAATCATCCAATCGCCCGATGTAGCAGAATTTACAGGTGGCAAATAGGAAGGATCATATGGATAAGTATTCAGATTAGTCGAATCTGCTGCAACCCCTGCTTCAATCGCAAAGTAATTAGCGTTGATAACAGAACGCTGTCTACGCTGAATGTAAGGCAGGATAATTGATTGTTCGGCAATGTTTTGCTTATTAATCAATGGCTTAATGTTTTGCACCGAGCTTGTAAGGAGTGTGGTAAGTCCACGCTCTTCAACCCCTAAAGCTTTTGCTTCTGCAGCAGATGCAATAACTCTTGCTAAATCAGTTTCTTTATTTCCAAGCGCTTCAAACTCAGCAGGGGTCATTCCCTTGATGTGAGCTTTTGTAAGAGTACAGCCATTTGAACTGTCTACTTTTACCAAGCGAGGTAATGCTTCGTATCCGCTACCGCCTGATCCCGTTACTAATGAACTGGCAGAAGATGCAGTTGGCTGAGCCATTGCGGTGTTCTGATACCCAGTTGTATTAAATTGTCCTGAATTTGATATTTCGTTTGCCATGATTATTTGAATTAAGGTTTCCTAGTTTATTAGGTTACAACCATAATACCGTTTTAAACCTCAAATATTCAAAACAACCTCAAAAAAAATTAATATAGGGCAAGTATCGGAATTTATGCCTTCTTAATGTATAGCCAAAAGCTACTTTTGACTATCAAAGGTCAAGCAGTGAAAGTATTGTATTTTTTTGATCAGACTGTGATTGACCCGCAGGGACGCTAGTTCCAGCTCGTGGTGCAGGTGTAGGAACAGAAGGTGGCGCAGATGGAATAGGTTGTACAGGCTCCTGTACAGGTTGCTCTCCTTGCCGCACATATCCCGCTTTACGCAGATTATCGTGCGATTGCTTGATCTTTTTATCAATCTGTTCCTTCGCTCTAAGACTAAGCAAATTGACAACATCCTCTTCTGTAAAAGTGTAGTATTTTTCTTTTTGTGCAGCAGGGACATTACGAAAACGCTCCATTCTTACAAATGTCTTTCCGTTCCGTCTAGTCTTACCACTATTTATAAACCTATCTTGCTCAGCTTTAATGAAATCATTTACGGCTTTTTGCACAGGATCATTATTATCAACCTGCTTTAAGCCATTCATAACATTCAAAAACTCCTCCACCATCGTGAAAGCATTTTTAACTGTCCCCCCTATTATACCAGACTCCATAGGGTTATTTTTGGCGTACTCATCAAAGTTATTTTTTACTTCTTCAGGTACGACTTGGTTAAAGACTTTTTTTGCCTCTTGTATTTTTTGCTGAACTACAGGCTCTTGACGAATCTTAAAAAGTTCACGCTCTTGCTCCGCAATCTTAGGTTGATATGCCTTCTTTGCTTCTTCAGTGGCTTCGTTGACGATCTTTTTTCGTTCTATTTCACGCACATTGACCTTGGGGCGATTCTTTTCCTGAAATTGCTTCCACTCTGATGATTGCGCAAAATCATCACCGTAATCCTGATTTTTATCAATGAACGCTTTTTGCTTTTTAAAGTAGTCTAAATACTGCTTATCCAAGCCTTTTTGATCAGGCATATTCTGAGATGCCCATTTAGCTAGTTCATATCTCTCTTTTTCCTCTGGAAGCAAATCTGAGACAAATGGGTCTTCTGATTTAACCTGAGTAGGACGAGGCCGTACTGTGGGCCGAGGTGCAACATCAAACTTTGGATCGACTACCTTTCGCTTTACTTTCTGCTTAGGTTTGGGTTTTTCTTTTGGGGCTTCTGCTTGCTCTGTTTCCTCAGTCTCTTCAGTTGCAACAGGCTCCTCTGACTCTTGCTCGATTTCGTGTAAAGCACTCTGGATTGAGGCAGGTGGCTTATACTCCTGACGCTCCTCCTCCTCCTCCTCAGGCTCTCCCTCTACAGCACTGTAAAGAGCATCAAATATTTTATTGGATTCTCCCTCTTGAGGTTGTTGCTCCTGCTCGTTAGTAACTTCAGTGTTTTCAGTTTTTTCTTCTTCCATAATCTATGCTGGGGGTGCTGGGGGCGGAGTTTGCATTGAAGGGGGTGGCTGAGGCATACGAGGTGTAGGGGCCATTGGTGGGCGAGCACCTCCGCCTTGCGGGGGTTGTTGCATTTGTGCTTGTGATTGCATCATAAGCTGCTGTAGCACTTTTTCGATCTGCGGAAATTTCTTCCTCATGTCATCAATAAATGCCTGCTGGCCCATTTCCATTTCTGTCTGTGTGTCTGCCTCGTCTACCTCTAAGCCAAGATCGTGACCCACTCCTGATAATCTAAATAGCTCATTAAGAATATTGAATATTCTCTCTTTGCCTAAAGCTCCTGCCATATCAGGAATAGACATTACTTGCTGAAATAATTGCCCCAGCGTCTGAGCAGCCTGTGTATCTCTCTGCCTCTCAGCTCCATCTCTGCTTGAGAATATAAACTCATGCACAAGGTTTTCTGGGTTACCAATAATGTTTCTGCCTGAAGGCATCTCATCCTGATCTCCAGTATCGTCTATATCTAAGCCTGCCCCACGAATGGATTTAGCAGTAAATCTTTGCTTCACAGGCACATTAAACTCAGTTGTGGAGCAAGAAATTAGATGCTCATAAAGTACTTTTTTAACCGCTGCCCTCATCTCATCAATACCCTCAGAAATAAATGAGTAAATTGTATTCGTAGAGTTAGCTATTTCTGTAACCTCAGTAGCTGAAATCTCTCTCTGGGCTGCTTGACCTAATTCCTGCGGAGAAAGAATCATGAGCCGCTCAACCAAATTAAGTAACTGAAATAAACTTTGTAGAGATTGATTTATTCCCTGCGATAATTCCTTGCTAACATCTACTACAGTCAGGATATTTTTAGCATCTATTCCTAAGTCTGCTATTTTTGCACCTGAGTAAAATAAAGCTTTAGGCTTTTCGTAAAAAGTATCTTCTGCCAAGGCGTCCATTAAATACTCCTTTACATCATCATCTAATGCATCTTGATCTACAGAAATAATCTTAAACATACTGATCTTCATGTGATGAAGCATCGCATAAATAATATTATTCATTTGATCCTGATATGGCATTAAATCATGTGCCATAGAGCAATTAGCCATACGGTCATCATTTTGGTTAATTCCACCGTAAATAGCAGGTAAAGAAGGGAGCCACTCTGCATACAAAACAGTTTCGTCAGAAGCCACCACCACTTTAAGCCAGCAATCGAATGGATAATCCCCAAGCCCTTCTGCTTTCGGATTAAGCTTTAAAAAGATGTTAGAGAGAAACATTCCCTTATCTTCATCTTCGCCTGCATAAATCCCTGTATGAGCTACTCTTTCATTTTGAAAAGGCCAATCATCCTTTTTAGACGGGAACGCTAAAATCTTTGGATCATAGTAGAAGTCAAAGAAATCACGATATGCATTTACTATTCCCTGTAGAGAATTGGTGTAAGTGACTTCGTTTACATTCCAAAACTCTGGATTGTTCTTAACGGATGAATATCTGACAATATCCCAATATCCGACCCATGAAGGCCCAAGATTTGAATTTATTCCAGACAAAGGCTTAGAGTTATCATAAATAACTCGTGTAGGATGTGGCTCCACAAAAGAAACACCTTCTTTTTCTACAAATGACTCCATCTCGCCATCCTCACCCTTTCGCCAATGTACTTCTCTAGTCCATGCTTCCTTAGGGAAAAGAACAGTGAATCCGTACATAAACATACTACGAATCGACTGAGAGAAAATATGCCTGTAATTAAATTGCTCAGTCATTATTTCTACTCGTTGGCTTAAAACCTCCGAGCGAATCTTAGAAGACATATCAGTCCCTCTTGGACTATATTTAAAATATGGAAATAAGTTCGAGAACCTACTTACCTGTGCTGCAACCCGACGAGTTATGTAGGAGCGGATTAAACTAACACTCACTTCATAGAGACGAGTTAGCGAAATGTCCTTAACATTATCTTCGTCATCATACTCCACAAACTTCTCTTTAAGTTGTGGGTCTATGTTTTCCATTTTAGAAGCACAGGACTTAATATCGATTTTACCCTGTGCGTACTGTAATAACGGTATAGTAAATTTATTTATGGGCAGTGAATCCCAAGCTAAATCAACAGCAAGATAAAGTGAATGATTGCTGCAAGAATGATAAATACCCTCATGAATCCTTGATTGTATTAAATCCTGCAGTCTTTCTCTAATCACTAAGTCATCTCCAGACTTTGCAGTAAAGACTTCACGAAGCCTCTTTTGCGTCGTGCCTTTTTCTTCCAGTACTTTCAGATCGACCATAAAAATCAAAAACGTTTGTTATTACATCTGGGGCTATTCCCCTTAAAAACCTTCCCTCCAGAATTGTAAGGAGAAGGCATACAGGGGGGGAGAATTTGCCACGAGTAACTTGCGTCCCAAAGGTATTGTGAGGAACCGCAACTAAGCTTGCCAACTCCGCCTGAGAAAGTCTTAAAAAACCCAGTAATCGCTCTATTCTTTCCCTGTTCCACCTCTTAACAAGATTGATTCTCCCGTAATGAAGATCAATTAATGTACTTGCTGAAGTCGCACTACTCCTCGTCTTCCTCTTCGTACTCTTCTTCGGGCTCTTCTTCTGAATCTTCTTCGACTTCTTCTTCAGGTTCGTACTCCTCCCCTTCCGCCATGACTTCAACATCTTCGTGGATTCGATCTACTGTTCCCGCGAAACGATCTTCATCTATTTCTGAAACTGTGACCTCAATCATCATTTTCACTTTAGAACCTGCTGAAAGACCATCCAATACATCCCTTAAGTCTTCATCCATACCAAGCTGTAGTAAATCTTGCATGATTGTAACCTAGTTTTTTGGGAATCAAAAATCAAGCATTAATTTCCAAAATAGTAGCCTTTTGTGTTGTTGGGGTTGGCGTACCTAATCTGGAATCAAAATAAATCAAAGCATAAGTCATTGCATCAAAGGCATGAAGATAAACAGATCGCTGAGGTTTAAGCTCTAATGAGGGATCGTATTTTCCATCTTTTCCTTTCTGAGAAACTAGATTTCTAACTGCTTTAAGTGAATCTGTCGCATTTCTTGCACTAAATACAATTTCCTCCTGCATAAGCTTTGCCATCAATAACCTTACCCTACTCTGCACACTTCCAGAAAACTTTGGAGCTGCTTTTAGTCGGATCGGCTCCAAATCAAACATTTCACACTTCGCTTTCGATATCTCCTCAAAATCTCGTACATCGTAAGAACCAGTTTTGGCTCTATATTGGTTAAATGCTGAATTATCTGAAATGTGATACCATTTTAATCCACCAACTTTATCTTCCCACTTTTTCATTTTTTGATATAGCATGGGAATAATACTTGTATACGGTATTTTTTTATCGATAAAAACTAGCTCATCGAAAACAGTCCACACACTTTTCTCAGCTCCTACTAAACATTGCATGAAAATACAGGCATTATTTACCGAACCTAAATCGTATCCAATCACTACTGGGAATTCGTTTGTTGGAACAATCCGCGTATCTATGGGTATCTCATGTAAACTTTTATTGTAGTACGGTGCGAATATTGCGTCTCCTGCAGGGCGGTCAATCCATTCTCCTTCTAACATCCGCTTAGCTTCGATGGGATCGCCAGCTACACCTTCCATTACACGATCATAATATCCTTTAGGAAGATTCTTTTCGTTTTCCTGTATTTTCACATGAACCACATGATAATCAGGATTCCAATCACCATTTTTTAGTGGCATTTGAAAAAATCTCTTGTACACCCAGTGACTTGGGCCTGCGGGATTACAGGCAGCAGCGTACTGCTGAATTCCATCAATCCCTTGCCTTCTGCCTAATTGTTGAACAAGGGCATCGAAGTAACTTGATGTGTCAAGATTTGTCAATTCGTCTACGAAGACATAACTAGGCTCATAGCCTTTTATTCGATCTACTAAAATATTTCCATATGGAGCTGACAAAAGAGAAACACGAGACCAACCACCAAATCTATTCTCTATATCCAAGTAAGGTTGTTTTTGTAGATCAAGCTTTTCGTCTGTGTACTTAATTCCGATGCCATCTTCCCACTCAGGAAGTATTTCGGTCTGCAACTTATGCCAAACTCCCCCTTGTGTAGCTTGAGCTTTAACACCTACTACAATTAAACATAGAGCATTAAAATTCTCATACGCATGACGAACTAACTTATGCCCACCAAGCACAAATGTTTTTCCAGACGCTCTCTCCCCGTAAGCAAGTATGTATTTTGCAGTAGAGTCAAAAATTTCTAGCTGACTGCCTGATAAGCTAGGATGCCATGTTTCTAATTCCTTCTCATTTTGCTGTTTTGTATCGTCCAGCTTTTCGAGAATAGAATCTGCATCAATCTTTCGTATCTTCGGCATCTTTTTCTTTTAATGGGCGAAAGCCTGCTTTTTTCTTTTTCTCCCCCTTTTCACGCTCAGTCATTTTCAGCATCAAATCCAAGCCATGCAGTATTCTGTCAAAGAACTTACCCTGCTGCTCAGTAGCCTGCATGAATAATCTTGTGCGTAAAATCTCCTCCTCTGCATCTAAACTACCTCCCTGAATGTCATCCCGAAGTTTTTCTGCAACTTCAAATAAAGACATATTTTGCCTAATAGCTATTTTTTGCGTCAGCTTCAAAGCTTCACCCATCAACTGACCAACAGAATCATCAAAGTCCCGAAATATATCGAGTTTGCCAATATTTTTTGGGTCATTGAGCATTTCCGCAATATCATTCATGAATGCTTCCTTACCGTTCTTTTGTAAGGCAGAAAGCATTTCTCCGTCTGTAGCTTCAATAGGACTGCTTCGAGTTAACAGCTCAGCCTCGTTTGGCTGATGCCCCTGCTCACCTGCTGCCACCCAAATAGATTTTAACTTTGGGTCTCTATAAACACGCCTGCGTATTTTATCGACTGTCTCGCCAAGAACCTTGGCTACCTTTGCGTAGTTACCATCGTGCTCCGTGAGCAAAGCAGATACTTCATCAGTTGTGTATTTTCTTCTTCTCGGCATCGATATATTCTCTAAGTAGAGGAAGATACTTTGTCTTCCAATCTGGACTACATTTTAAATAAGCAAAACTTCCACCGCTCGCTAACGCATATGCCGAATTTCTGACACGCCAATCAAAAACATCCAAGTTACATCCCTTACAAAACTTTCTTGCAACACCAAGTGTTACATTATCCCAGTTGTGCAAGACAGACACCTCTTTAACTAAATCCAGACCTAGCTCGCCCCTAATTGAGATTTCCTCATCAGTAAGAACCCGCACTGCTGATTTACCAACTTTCTCCCTTGCAAGAATCCTTACAAATATTGGAGGAAAGAAATCAAATATCTCCCAACCTTTGCGTATCTTCCTCATTAGTCTCTAATATTTTCATAGCCATCTTGGCTATTGACTTGATCTTGGCACACTCAATTGGTTTCTTCAGTTTATGCGGAGCGTGTCCAATCATAACTGGCGTAGATTTACCTGCCTTAAATCCAACAACAATGTATCCCTCAAACATTTCCTCCAAGTATGGCTTAATGTATTTTTGTATTTGTTCCCCTGTCATTTCCACCTCTTTGACTATGAAACCAACACTTTGGTTATGCAAGAAAAAAGCCACCAAACGCCACCAGTATCACTAAATCCCAATGTTTAAGCTATTAATTACATGCATGACACGCATGAGGCCACTGGTTCGAATCCAGTATCTCCCACCATTTTTTTAGCAACATAAAGCCCTACCAATCAGGGGCTTAGTCATTATAAATAAAGTAAATATTATACTTTTTAATAAATGGCTTTACATCAAAAGTGGCGTTCATAATCATAAAAACGCCCCAAAAACGCCACCATAAACGCCACCGCTGATGAAACATAAAATTACCCACGATAAGACAAAAAGAAGATTTTGCGTCACTTTGCGCTCACAAAACACCAGAATTTATCGCAAATTCTTTACAACAAAGAAAAAAGCTCAGGAGCATATTGATGAAGAGCTAAATACTTTTTCCAATGGATTGCTCACCCCAAAATATTCAGGTAATCACTGCGGTATAACCCCAGCTATAGAAGAATATTTACAAGACTGCGAAAAAAGAAATATGCGTCGTGCGACGATTAAAACATATGGACAGCGTCTAAATCAGTTCAATCAATTTATTGGAAACACGCTTGTTGAGAAAATTGAGCGCCATGATGTTAAATCGTTTGCTGAAAAAGAAAACAATACTCACACGAGATCGGGGTATCGAAATGATGTTGCCAGCTTTCTCAACTGGTGCGGGGAAAAAGGATGGTGTCCACAGGATAAATTTCACGGAATTAAGCTTGGAAAAATATTTGTGGATGAAAAAGAAATACCAATTCTTTCCGTTGAAAAAACTCAAGAAATTTTAAACCGCATCCCATCCCAACACAAATTACGAGTCTGCCTACAGCTTTTTGCGGGACTTCGCCCTTACGAGGCGTGTCGTGAATTAACCTTTAGCGATGATAAAATAATTATTTCAGGCTCTTCTGCTAAAGGAAGAAGAACAAGAACCTTGAGTGGATTACCTTGCAATCTCAAAGTCTGGCTTCAGAATTTCAAGGTAAAACCATGCACCTACAATTCATTTAGACTTGCTAGAGACAGACATTGTGGAGCCTTGGGGCATGATGCCATGAGGCACAGTTTTTGTTCCTACGGCTTTTGGGTTTTGGGGCAGGAAAAATGTATGCGATTTACAGGTCACACTAACCATAGAACTTTTCATCATAATTACTGTGAATCCAATGTTAGTGAGTCAGAAGCTAAGGAATACTTTAGTATAACTCCAGTATAACTGTGGGTTTACTCCCTTACGCGCGCGCAACATTATTCCTTACGGAATAATATAATAATATATATGTTATTATCGATTACGATTCTTTGTCGCATGGTTAACCCTCAGCGACCAGCCCACTTCAGATCAAAGTGATTGGCACCTCCTATCGGATTGGGTTTCAATGGTGGTGGTGGCGGAGGGGGCTTAACCCAATCCTGCACTTTCTCATCCCAATGCAGTCCGTGGAACTCTTTGAGGTGAACATATGCTCGCTCTCTTTTGTGGGCATTCCATGCAAGTGAATCTACCCGCATTTGATTATACTCTTCATTGCCTGTCAGGAGTAACTGCTCAATACTTGCTTCGTGGCTGACTAGCCATTGTGCAATAAAGAATACAGTTCCAACTGCCATTATTGCTAATACTGTAGCTGTGTATGCTAAGACTCTTATCGTCTTAGTCATGCTGATAACCTTTGAAGTCAAGTCGTGGACATCAGATAACTTTTCCCCGTCTAACTCAATTGATTTGATTGGATAAGGAAAATCTAGCTGTTGTTTTTCCTCGTTAAATTCGACAACAATATTGTTAGTCATTTTTTCAGTTTTTCTCCTTTGTATTCTTTTGCAAAACGAGCCATTGCAAGGAAACTCGGTATTTGCGGGGTTGATTTCTCTTCAAGCATTTCCATCCAGTCGCGAATCATTTTTGACGCTAAGTCTGATTGATTCATTTCTAGTAAAGCTGCGACTTTCTGAAACTGCTGGAGCAAAGCTGTATCTAGCTTAACTCCTACTATTTGGTACTTTTTTACACTCATATTTAATGGACAAGAAAATATATGAACTACAGTTTTATATACAAAGTCAACAAAATATATAAATTTACGTAAAATAGTAAAATAAATAAAACATTTTAATTTTTTTTAATTTTTTTCTTTTCTTTAAATTATTTTATGATAAACATCGTTTGCATGAGTGTGGATGATGATTTAATTACAATTACAGAGGCGAGGAAGCTACTAGGTTATGCGTCGAACAAAAGCGTTCATGACCTGATTGCAAGAGACCGACTAAGGTCTTGGAAGTACCCTCACAGAAAACGCCATTTGGTTTCCCTCAAAGAAGTTAATTCTTTGCAAGAGCCAATTTTAGTTTCTCCCAAAAGACCAGTCGGGTGGAGACATCAAATGAATTCGGAGGTAAACGATGAAGCTCAAGACACAGAAAATTAAGTCTAAAGATTATGTTGCCGTGAACGAGCGAGTCAGGGCATTCAGGAGTCATCCTAACTTTAAGGATATGTCGATAGAAACAAGTATTATCGACATGAGTGGGGACAGGGTGGTCATGGTTGCAAAAGTTTTAGACTCAGAAGGTCTGGTAAGAGCAACTGGTCACGCTGAAGAAATTAAGGGTAAAAGCGGAGTGAACGCCACAAGCTTTATAGAAAATTGCGAGACAAGTGCTGTCGGACGATGCTTGGGTTTTCTAGGAATTGGAGTTGATGATTCGATTGCCACCTATGAGGAAGTTGAACAAGCAATCGAACGACAAGAAGAATTAGAAAAAAAACCTAACAACTTACCAAAAAAATCTAAATATGACCCGTTACCTAATAGCTCAAAGATTGGTGAGTTATCTGGAAGGCATTTAGAAGAATTAAATTTGGATGAGCTAAAAGTTGTGCAGAAGTTTTGCACGACAGAATACTGGAAGAACGCTGTGGCGGCAGAAATCAGTATTAAAAAGGGTGATGGTATAAAACAGGCGGATTTGGACTGGGAAAGTGACGGCTGATAAAAGGTCATATAAAGGAGTAAGGCTTCCTTCGGGCTCCTCGATGGGTGAACTCTTTGAGTGCAAGGGCAGGTTCCTTGCAGAACAAAGCTTTGCAGATCGGGAGTCCGAAGAGGCTGACCTTGGAACTCAGGCTCATCTTCATATGAGCGAAAACACTCCGATAGATGAAGTTCCTGATGAATTAAACTATCTCGTATTTAGAGCTAGAGAGCTTCAGGAAATTTGCAGGAAAGATTTCGGGTTGGCGGGGCCAACAAAAACTTTTCATGAGCAAAGAATTTGGTGTAAGGATGGCGACAATGCATTCTTTAGTGGTGAGATCGACTTTTATGAAATCGATGCAACTGAAGAAAATGCATCAATTATAGATTATAAATTCTTCCAAGGGTTCTATGCCTCCGCAGACAAAAATAGGCAACTACAGGTGTATGCAGTGCTTCTTGCACAGGAATATCCCAAGTTAAAAACAATAAATTTAGGTCTTGTACAGCCGATGCTAGATAAGCTTACAACCGCAGTAATTGATGTGGAAAATATACAGTCATTGCGGTCACGGCTAATTCAGCTTTCACGGGAGGTTCAAGAGAAGGGTGCTGAGAGAAAAGCAGGGACTCACTGCAAATGGTGTAGGGCTTTGGCTCACTGCCCTGAAGCTCATGCATGGGCAAAAAACGCAATAATAGAAAATATGGAAAATGTAAGTAATGAGGAACTTAGTGAAAAAATGTCTATGGCTTCTACTCTGGAGCAATTCGTCAAGGAAGTTAAGAAGCTCTGCAAGGAGCGTCTGCAAAAGAACATTGATGTACCTAATTTTAAGCTTCGTGCGAGCGGTCATATTACTTCTTTTGATGTCCCGAAAGTTGCTGAAAAAATGTTCGGGGCTAATCTTTCGGTTAATGAGTTTCTTAGCTGTTGTTCGCTCAAGGAATCGGAACTCGTTAAGGTATGGGCGAAAACGACGGGTGAATCTGTAGCAAAAGCGAAGCAGGATTTGCGTCAAAGAATCGAGGCACATACTCGGATAAAACCAAAAGCAATGTCGCTAATTAGAGATGCTTGATTTTTTTGTAAAATGTAATCCCCCACGAAGTACTGCTCAGTCTGCAAGACGGGTGGGGATAAAAAAGGATGGAACGCCCTTTTCATATAAAACTGCCAAAGGTAAACAGCAGGAGCAGGATTTCATGTCACTACTCCTACCCTTCCAACCAGTAAAACCTCTAGAGGGTGCTTTGTCTTTAAAGGTTATTTATATGCTACCCTTTTTGAAGACAGAGAAGAAAGCCATCAGAGCGTGGGGCAGAACTTATCATGACCGCAAGCCTGACTGTGATAACCTTGTCAAAATGTTTCAGGACTGCCTTGGCAAGCTAGGCTTTTATAATGATGACGGGCAGATTGTTGAATTGTTCTTTCAAAAGCTCAGATGCGAAGTTTCTGGAATAAGGGTAACCCTTGATAAGCCCAAGGAACTAGAACCAAGAACTCTTATGGATTTATGAGTCAGATTGTTTTAAAACCTAACGACTTCATAATGGAGCGTCTTGAGATGCTTAGGGAGAGAACTGGACTAACGAGCATTCAGAATGTTCTCTTGGCAGCACTCTCAGATTATAAGCCTGAGATACAACCTCAGGTTAAAAAAGCAGTAAAGGCTACTAAGAAGAAGTTAAATACATTAGGAAGGGGCAGTCGCCCAAAGAACCTCAAAGAGGTTATCGAATATTTTAAAGGAAAAGTTGCTGAACCCGTTGAGCCAAAAGCGAAGGAGTTCTTTGATTACTATTCTCAGTCTCATTGGAGACAGTCGAATGGTAATGCGATCAAGGAGTGGGGTTTCGCTTTAACAACATGGTTAAAAAACGATCCATCATGGAGACCTGTGCCGAAGGAGCTAGATGCCCCTGAGTTAGTTCTGAATGATGTATTGGATTGGTTCCATGTGGCACGGGAGCAGGCTTTTGAGAAATATAAAAATGCTAAAAGTGTGGAGGAAATAGATGAATACTACTTGGATGAGTATAGACAAAACAACCAAATCCTCTGATGTGGAGAGGGGCTTCTTGGCTTGCTGCGCCAAGGATTCAGAAAGACTAATTCATGCCATATCAGAAGGTGTAACGGCAGAATGGTTTGCAATAGAGCTACATCAACAGATTTGGGAATCATGTGTTAGGAATCAGACAGATGACCTAATTGATGTTGCTGTGACAACCGATAATCATATCGATGCACCGTATGACAAGCTAATGGAGGTGTTTGAGTCCGTTGATACAAGTGCAGGATATTTAAGTTATTATAAGACTCTTACTGAAAATTACAGGATAAGACAGATTCGCACTTCGCTACTGACTTGTATTGATAAAACAACTGAAGGTGTTTTTTCAGATGAAATTTTATCCGAAATGGATCGTGATATAACTAGACTTCAGCAACAAGACTTGAAGACCCTAAGAGCAGGGACAGAAGTTCTAAAGTCGGCACAAGCTAGAATTTTATTACGCCAAGAGTCAGATGGAAAAGACTTTGGAATAAGAACAGGACTTCGTGCTTTAGATATGTATACAAAAGGCGGTTGGAAACCGAGCCAGCTTATCTGCGTCGCTGCAAGAACAGGATTAGGAAAAACCGCTTTCGCTGTGCAAATGGCAATTGCTGCGATGGAGGAAGAAAAGAAGGTCTACTTTGTCAATATGGAGATGGAAGCGGAAGAGGTAATGCATCGTATGCAGAGCCATAAAGCAGACTGTCCCATTTTTCCTATTGAAGACGGAACAGCTTCAGCTTCAGAGAGAGACAGATGGAATGAAGCAAATGAGTGGCTGAACCGCACACAGCGTGATGAGTTTTTATGGCTTGATGACGAGGCAGGATTGACTGTCTCTCAAATAAGAGCAAGGGCAAGAAAGTTGGCAAAGAAAGGCTTGGATATGATCATTATAGATTATGTTCAAATCATAAGTTCGGAAAAAGGACAGGAGCGCCAATCAAACTATGAGCGGGTTTCTTATGCTTCTCGTATGTTTAAAATCCTTGCTAAAGAGCTGAAGATTCCAGTGGTCATTTTAGCACAACTCAAAAGAGATGCAGATGAGATCGGCAGAGAACCAAAGCTTTCTGACCTTAAAGAGTCAGGAGCAATCGAGCAGGATACTGATATCGTTTTATTCGTCTGGAAGAAAAGTGAGGAAATTGACGAAAGGAAGCTGAAGGTAGCAAAGCAAAGAAACGGCAAAGTAGGCAAAAATATTCCACTCACTTTCTTCGGGGCAACATCAAGATTTAAACCCGAAGCAACACTTCACTAAACTAACACTAAAAGATATGACAATAGCAAAACTAACACTAATGGGTCATCTCACTAGAGACCCTGCTAAACATGAAAAAGTCGAGAACTTAACACAGTTCTCAGTAGCTCACAATATTAGGGACAAAGAGGGTAAAGATACCGCTGTATTCTTTGATATTGATGCGTGGGAAAAAGCAGGAGACTTCGTGCTTAATAACTTCAAGAAAGGTGACGGAATTTACCTTGAAGCGGAAGTTAGCCAGTACGCATGGGAAGATGAACAAGGTAATAAAAGAAGAAAAGAAAAGTATCGATTGATACCATTCACTGCTACTTGGCCAGCAGGGGGCAGAAAAAAGGAGGAATCTTTATAATGGCAAAAGAAAAAGAAGAAACTAACGGAGAAGATAATATCGAATCCATCAACGAGAACGCAGAACCTGAGCAAGAGCTTACAATTGAAGAGCGTGTGGCTAACATTGAGAAACAAGCTGCATCAATTCAAGCTGTGAACGGAATGGGTCAGGTACTTAACAATATTGGGAGTGTAGTCGAAAAACTTGATTTACGCACCAAGCTTCTGGAACAACAAAGCGGTGACTTTACTGAAAAGCTTGCTGACCGAGTTGTTGAGAAAATGGTGGAATACGACAAGAACACCAAATAATGGAATGGAAACTCTTGTTATCAAGATTTCCAACACCAGAAGAAATGCAAATTGCGAACGATTACTTTTGGAGCCAAGACCAGATTCGGGGGTTTGATAAATATGGCAAACGAATCGGAACAGGATTACCAAGAGAACGGAATGGGGATAAGATGGCTGGAGGCGAAGCGTTATTTGGTTCAAAGTCTAAGAAACCCCATGAACGTTCACATGGTAGACCTAGAGGAGTATGATGGCTACGGAGAATGTTCGTGCGAGTATTATGAATACATGGTTCTGCCAAAGCTTAAGGCAGGAAAAAAACCTTTTAAAAAATGCAGACATATAAAATTAGCCAAGCGATTTCAGGAGAAGAATTTAAATTCCCTCCGATCATCGGACTAACAGGTCACAAAGGAGTAGGTAAGTCTACTCTCGCCAATGCTCTTGGTGGAGAGATTATCAGCTTTGCGACCCCGATAAAGAAAATGCTAGAGGTTATTATACCGAAGCGTTACATCTATGAAGATAAGGAAGATCAGATTATCGGATTTCCTGAAGGTGTGACAGGCAGGAAATGTTTGCAGTCTTTGGGGACTGAATGGGGCAGAGCCATGTATTCTGATATTTGGATTAATTTTGCTGAAATTGAAATAGTCGAACATCAAGACGAGGCGAAACGGCAGCAATTGTCGGGACGCATCATTATAGATGATGTTAGGTTTGAAAATGAATGCAGAATGATCAGAAGATTAAAAGGAGAAGTCTGGCGTGTAATAAGAAATGGTGTGGGGAATAATGATCAACATATTAGCGAGGCAGGTCTTCCTGATGAATTGATAAGTAAACAAATAGTAATATGAGAGACTACAGTAGTATTCTAGATTGGGGATTTCTAATTTTGATGCTTATCTTAGTTATGTTTATGAGCTGGGTAATAAGCGGTTGTGCCACTTGTGATTTACAGAAAGAGCATATCAAGGGAGTGTCATGCCCTCCAGAGGATGGCTCACATGGGCCATGCCCTTTTGGGTGCGACGATAATGACTGGAAGTTTTTACCATTATGGATAAGAGGATAATTTTTTTTATTAATTTGTAACCTAATTTATTAGATGTTGGAAGACTTTGATTTTGATGAGGGTGTAATTATTGTTGATGGTTTTGACGATTGCATAATTGGAAAGGATTTCCGAAAGGGACGAGCGGTATATTCAATCGAAAAAATAATCGAGAAGCAGATGATTAAAAGTAATTGGTCTCTAGAGGAGTCTATAGAAAACTTCGATCACAATATAGGATCAGCTTATACAGGAGAATATACTCCTGTGTTTGTCTGGCAAGGTGACGGATACCAAGGGTCGGCATGGGAATTAGCACGGAAGAAAGAACAATCTGCTTAACTGAGCAAGAGATAATTGTGGGTTGCACAACGGGACTTATGCGTCATGCAGATTCCGTTGTAAACAAGCGTAAATCAAGGTTTCCAGAGAAATACGCAGGGCAATTATTATTAAATCATCAAATGTCATCATGTGCAGAAATGGCGTTCTGTAAATTGATGGGTGTATATTTCAGCCACACAAAGAATACCTTTCATGTGGCAGATGTGGGAGACAATATTGAGGTAAGATTCAGCAATACTGGAAAGCTCAAAGTTCGTCCTGATGATAATGACATGATCTGTGTAAGCATGAGTGGTAACCTTGATGGCTTTATTTACAACGGATGGATAAGTTCAGAGGATGCCAAGAAAGAAGAGTGGGAAAAAGATTACGGGAACTATGGAGCGCCTGCTTATTTCGTACCTAATGATAACCTAAATAAATCAATGTTCATGTTGTAACCTAAATAACTTGAAAAATTTTTTTTTTCGAGGTATACTTTGGTTATCAAAGCTTAGACAATGAATATAGCAACCATGTGGCACGATACAGTGGAGCCTGAAACTCCTCAGGATCGTATTGCGAGATTACTAAAATTCAAAGGTTTATTACAAGAAATCGCAGTAAATGTAAAAGAGCGCGAAGAAAGACTGAAAAAGGATATCGAGGAAGAATGCGTTCTAAAGGAAAGCAATGACAATGAGCTCTAATGAATTCATATTTGTATTCATAGTTATCATTGCGGGGCTTTCCTTATTTACGATCTGGTTCTAGTAAATAACCCTTTTCTCTCGCCCAAGACGGATTCACATGAATCCGATCATGGCATTGTCGGCAAACAGATAGCCAACTATCTACATCTAGATAATGCTTTCCTCTTCCTTTTTTGTGATGTACATCTGTGCTTTGGTTTCTTTGATCCATTTTTACGGTTGGACAAACCTCGCATAATGGCAATTCCTGTAGGAAGCTCTGGCGCAGTTTTGAGTATGTATTCAAGGCTTTTTGTCGAGTTTTCGAGACTCGCTTTAAGGGGGTCTTCCTTCGAAGAGGGGTGTTTCTTTTCATAATTCTTCAATAAATTGAAAGTCCCAGAATACGATTATTTCTGGCATTGCTTGGATGACATATTCATCACCTATTTCGTAGTATTCAAAAAACTTTAACCAATCCATGCTCTCGCATCTCGTTTTCGCAATGATTTGCGTTTTGGGCGAGTCATAGATGTGTATATGGACTGTGGGTCGTTTTTTAGCCAATCGTTCCATTTACTACACAGTAAATCAGCTTCTTCCTGAGTGCCAGCGTGGCGGTCTAACTGCGGCAAGTTTCCCTTACTTAATCGATTTCCGATTGGGCTAGTTCCTAACGCTTCATGATAAAAGCGAATTTCGTAACCTATGCCTATATTTACGGAAATAAACTCTTTTTTATAATCTGGTGGAGCAATTCCCTTCACCATTCTTGATCACTTGATGACCAACCGTAATCGCCACCGTATTCTTTTCTACTCCAGCACTCATCGTAGAATATATTACTAAAAGGAACATAGCATCCGCACCCACGGCTCGATCCGTTAAAGGGGCGACACCTTCTTAACTCCTTGTCAAAAATCGGACACTTAAGGCAGACCTTGTATCTTCTTTTCCATTCTCTTATCTCAGGCTTATTTGCCAACAACCAAAACGGTGCGGTAACAAAAAAAGCACGAACTAAAGCCAGCAGGGATACTTCTTCTAGCTTTAGAACTTTCCTGAACCTTTTAAAGTGCCTTATCAAAGGCTCCATCTTCTTCATCATCGTCCTTTACTGCTGCGGCAATGGTTTCTCCAAGCTTATCTACAGGAGATGGCATTGTCTTACCTCCATAAGGTGTCCTTAGGTTGCTTTCTTTATCTACAACTTTAAATAAGTCAGGCTCTTCTCCTTCTAATGCTACTCCTGTTCCTGCAAGATGCCCTAATCCAACTTCCCTAAGAGCATCATCCAAGGCTTCCTTCCCGTAAGCAGACTCAAAGGCTGCCCTGCCGTCTGGAGAATTAAGATTAATTCCGTTCTTAGAATATTTATCTGAAAGACGATCTGATACTCCTCCAAATTTAGCACCTCTTCTACCAGAGCTACTATTTGCACCATCTTGACTATTGTATGCACTAGGGTTACGCATCATGCCGTCCTCTACTACCCAATCACCTGTAGGTATATACGAACTACTAGAAGAAGAACCTCCATCTTGCGGGAAATACTTGTCTCTCATGATTTCAGTGAGTGGCGAAACTCCTTGTTGAGGCACTGTTGGGAACCGCATATTATCCAATGGATTATCTGATTCAGGTCTGCTAAAAGGCTGTACTACTGATCGTACTCCATCCATTCCTGCACCTATTGGAACCATTACTGTTTGCCCTAATCCATCAAGCATACCCGTAGCACCTTGCCTAAGGTTTACTCTACCTGCAGGATCACCCTGATACGTCTGATATGCACCTCTGAATGTTTGCGGTACATCCTGAAAGAAAAAGTCGGGGATTGTGTTTCCGATAAAATCATCTGTTCTTTGCCCAAGACTGGAAACAAAGTTACCTGCTCCCGATAAACCTGCTCCCATAAGATTCGGAATAAACCCTGCCCCACCAAGCTTCTCACCCAAAGCATTAAAGGGCTTAGCTGCAGTATCAAGAGCATAACCCACACTATCCCCTACGATTGAAAAAGGATCACCCAGCCTATCCATTAATGGAGACATGAAGTTTCCTGCTTTCCGTGCCCCCGCAGGCTCTCCGTAAGAAGAGTAAGATGACACAGGTAGTGAGCGATAATATCTATCAAAACGCTCTCTATTTGTGTCCTTAAACCTCATATCTGCACCATAGCGATCCACCATCCCACTAGATGCATCCTCATTAGGCTTATATACATTTAGCGGGGTAGGATTTGTTCCCTGAGGAAATATACTTTCATCCGCAAAGTTCATAGACTGCGGATCGAACAATGTCTGGATATGCTCAGGATCATTGACATTAAAATCATACAGGTGTGCCAGATCATTGGCATTTATTGGTGCAGCAAAGTTAGGGTTTCTTACCTTTTGACCGTCTACCTCTACATACAAAGGATTCCCAAAGTCATCCTCAGTCATCCCCCTACTTTCCCAGTACTGATCAATTCGGTCACTGGGCTTTATATCTTGAGCCGTATTTACAGCAGTAGCTGGTAACAAAATGTTACTTACATCACTTGGCCCACTAGTGTCGGCATTTGGAATAGAAATACTATAAAATGGGTCTTCCTTTGATTCTGGCCCGTACTCAAGATCAGGATGAACATATGTACCATCCCGTATAGCCTTAAGGACATCATAACTTCTCATGTAGCCCTCTTTCTCAGGCTCCGTACCTTCTGAAGTGGCTCCTTCCCCAAAATACTGATCCGTACCAGCATACTTCATGAATTCAGTTTCCGACAAATATGCAGTCTCCGCATAATCAGGATTCTCAGACAACATTCGAGCATACTCCTCATCCGAAACAACGAGCAAATTCTTGCCCATCATTTTTGCCATCATTACCTTTTGCCTAATCGGATCAATTATCTCTTCCAGATTTCCTGTGGTATCAAAACTAACATCCGTATGTACATACTCCTCAATCTTGCCAACCTCACTCATTGACTTATAAAAGTCTTCCCAGCTCTGCATGAACTCCCCGTTTTTCCTCTTCTCCTCCTGTATTATTTTATGAAGAGTAAAAAATTCATCCTCAGAAAAAAGCACATCACCCTCAAGGACTGTTCGAGGATCAACCATAATTCCTGCATTGGCCAGCGATTGTGCCAGCGCTTCCGCACGATCAGGTCTGCCAAGTATATCTAATGCCTTCTGATAATCAGCCTCATCCTTTTCCGCCTGTATCTCCTCTGGTGTCTTAGTCGGAGTATCCGAGTCTTTGGCTTTCTTCTCCTTGTCTTGCTCCCCCTTAATTAACTTCTTCCCCTCCTTGAGCGCTCCTATAATATCACCACTAGCTGCTTCTCTTATTATAGGAACCAATCCCTTGACTGCATTCTTTACCTTATTAGAAATAATAGGCTCCTTTGGTTTCGATGAATTATCATCTTCAAAACTCCTAATTGCCTCAATCATCTGATCCCTAACACTGATGTCAGTAAAATCAGGCATAGGCATCGTAAAGTTGTAATCACTACCAGTGTAATCATCTAACACTGAGTCCCTACTCATATCCAAGTCGTAATCGGCTGGATTTAAATTTGAAGTAAACGGAGATGTTGTATTGTTGTCAAAATCAGGGTTAGTCTGATTAATATCATAAAAAACTGTCTGATTTGTGTCAGTGACTACTGGTACAGTCGGTTGAGTAGTATTATTCTCAGTGCCAAATTCAATACCAGTACCCTCATTGGTCGGAAACATTCCATCAAGAAAGCCCTCAGGAACCTTAGATGACCCATCAGGATTAATATAAGCATCATAGGTCTCCTTAGAGACAGGATTGCCATTAATTTCATACTGAAAACTAGCACTTAGCGGAGTAGCCTCAATTTGATTCCCCGCTTCTGCACTTTCCCCAGTAATGTCCTCTGCTGTAATCTCGCCATCCCTCAATTGCTGAATAAGTGGGTGACTATCTATTCCAGCAACTGAATCCTCAAGACTATTGGCTCGATTAATTTCACCTATAATCGATGCATTTATCTGAGCATTCCTCATCGGGTCAGTAATCAGCATAATCTGCTGATTCGTGTCCAGTGGAGCCAAGTTACCACCCGTTACTATCGGAACATTTACTAAATTAGTAGTAAGTGGACTGCTATTTGTGTCAGTAATGACAATTGGGTCTAAAGTATTTAAATAATCTGCCCTGTTAACAGTAGTTGTTGGTATGTCTGGGGTGCTAGGTGTGCTGCTACCACCACCGCCAGTAAAAAGACGGATTACATCGCTAACTACGGGAATATAAAATCGATCTCGTGACATAATGTTACCTAGTTTACTAGGTGTTTACCCCTGCGTCAACTCCCCAAAGCCTTTTTAGGGGGGTGTATGGGGCTGGAATAGGCGTTCTAGAAGTGTTTTGGATGCCAGAAAGTTGAGAAAAGGTACATATAATACAGAATCATGAGCCGCCCCGCCCCCCCCCGGGCGCCCCCGCGGGCG